ATTGAATAACTCTTTATCCAATAATGTAGAAATAGGTGTATATGCTCCGCCACTATTATGTGCATCACGTAGACGTTTCCAAGCGGTGCTTAGTGCCAACAAATCTTCTTCAATTTCAAGAATCTCATACTTTTTAACATGAGCACCGGGTTCGATTCTCAACAAACCATTCAGAGTAAGATTTCCTATAGAATTATTCCACGGCGCTAGATTTCCCTGAGACGTAACCTTCCCTGAAATACTAAAAGGGTTTGAGTGAGAGAGTGAGATGTTTTGTAAATTAATATTAGCCAATTGAAATATCTTCCATTCCGCTAGTGCGCAAGCGCACGATATGACCCATCTGCCACTGTTTGGCTTCAAGACCTTTTAAAATACCTAACCACTTATTTCGTAGTAAGGCGACTTCGTTGATTAGTGTTTCAAAGTCAATAACTTCATCTTCACCATCAACATACTTTTCAGCATCACGGCTTGTTAATGCTCGTTGATATGCTTCTAAGTATTTTTGAAAATATTTGCGACGGATCTTTCGCAATTTAATATTAAGAAAATTCAATACAGCTTCAATTTCTTGTAGCTGATTGAATCTGTGTTCTGTGATTCCAGGTAATGCGGCAATGTTCTTTTCAACATTACCGTATACCTTTACATCTTTTTTTGCCTCAAGTAATTCAGCATCGTAGTGTGTAATGAAATCTGGTATCACAGTCAAATCATTTGAGATTCGTGTATACCAGTTCATTTATCACCACTCGTCATCATCAGATTCAGCATCATTTTCATATTCTTCATATTCTTCTTCAACTTGATCTGTATACTCTTTTAAAGCAACGATTACTTCTTTGTCACCTCTGAACGCCTCTTTGATATCAGTTGCTTCATAGTCATTGTCAATTAGTAAATTGACTAATGTGTCTGCCGCATCACTTCTATCATTCAAGTCAATATGGGAACTTAATGCTTCCCATACTTCAGCTACGAAATCTAAACTCATACTGTATCCTCCTCCTCAGTGTTAGATACAGTACTTAGCATAGGTTTAGATTTTTCAGCGTATTCAGCCATAACTTTGTCAAGACAACCGTCAACGTTTGCTTCCCATGCTTTACGGAACTTCTTAATGATTTCACCATCAAGTGTTGTGTAGACTAGGCTGTTGCCTTCTTTCTTAACAAGTTCAGCTTTCTCAATCATGTCAAGCATACCTGAGTATGGACTCATACCTGTTTCATAAGGAATCTTAACTTGAACACTTTCGAATGGCTTAGCATAACGAGTCTTCATGATTTTGCAGGCAGCACGAATACCACGAACATCACTAATCTTATTGCCGTCTTCGTCTTCTTTCAGTTTCAGTTTCTTCATAGCAACTAGAATACTAGATGCATACACGAAACCTTGACCGCCTGATACTTTGTCGTCAGGATCGAACATATCTTGTGAAGCATAAGTGTGATTAGTTGCAACCATGCCGATGCCTAAACTACCAAACATGTTAACGCAGTTACGAACAAGTGCGGCAAGTGCTTTAGGCTTACGACCCATGTCACCCTTCATGTCACCTGCTTCAAACTGATTAACGTCAGTAGGTGTCAACAACATACCCAATGAGTCAACTACGAACAAGACCTTAGGACGATCTTCTTCTGGTAGTGCTTTATATTCTTTCACGAACTCACTGATTGTTTTAGCAACGTCATCAATCATTGCCATATTAAGCTTCAACAACTTGCTGTCATCAGTACTTACACCCAATGCATGTAGCCATGCTTCGTCAAGTGCGTTCTCTGAGTCAATCAATACAACAAAGATACCTTGCTCTTGTGCGTGACGAACCAAGTTACCTGAACAGATGAAACTCTTACCAGAGCCTGATTCACCCGCGAATACAGTTACTTTACCTAGTGGTACACCCTTATTAAAATCACCACTGATAAGATAGTTCAATGCATAGTTGCCTGTACTGATCCAGTCAGTGGGATCGTTGAATCCAATTGAAAGTCCTTCGATAGACTTTGTGATACTTTTTCTAAATTTACTTACGTCAAATGGTTTAGCCAAGATGTTCTCCTATTATTTTTGTGCTACGTTTAAGTACATTCTATCAGAGAACGAAATTTTGTCAAGAAACTCTGGACAATCATCCGCGATACGTTCTAATTCATAATCGCTAGGATAGTGTCGTAGTACTCCTCTAGCTCTGTCTCTGACTAATGCAGGTACCCTAGGTGTCTTACCCGGGTCGCATAGTTCTTCCAACAATTTTTTACCTTGCTTTAGGGCGCGGTAACGTTCGTCTGGTAGTGTCATATTATTCTCCTAAACATTAAAGGGGCCGAAGCCCCTTTAATTACTTCGCTTGTCTAGCACGAATCATCGCTAGGATGTCTTGTGCTTTATCGCTTGATGGAGTCGCTGTAGGCATTGTTACAGGCGAACTAGCTGTTGCTGGTTCATCATCCCAAGGTGCAGTCTCTGTAGTTGCAGGTGCGCTAGTTTCAGTAGTCGCTTTTGGTTGAACTGCTTGTGCAGGAGCTGATTGAGTTTGAGTACCAGTAGGTGCATCAACACCCCATGGTCTGTAGTATGCGCCCCAACGCTCAGTGTCGTAAGGCTGACCATCAACTGATGCATCAAACATTTCTTTGATGATACGCAATTCTGCTTCACCAGGACGCTTTGGCAAGAAGTCAGCAAGGTTATACAAACCATGTGATTCAATTGCTGTTTGCTCTGCTTCTGTCAATGGAGACTCTTTACGTGCCCAAGTACTAGTTGAGTAGTCAGCATAACCACCTTTGCTTGTTTTCTTGATGTTCAAATCAAGACCACGTTGGTAGTCAGTTGGCAATTCATCCAACTCAGGATCCATCAAACTAGCTTTGATGATAGTAAAGATTTGTGGACTGATGATGAATCTACGAATAGGATTCGCAGGTGTAGTGTCATCGCCGATTGGGTTTTGACGAACAAAACCTTGGAACAAGTAACTACGCTTCTTCCAATACTTATTTGCCAACTCTTTAAGAGTTTCATCTTTGTACCAAGGGCGAACCTCAGTCAAGATTGGGCACTGTGCTTTTGGATCATACATTTCTACACAAGGTACTTGAACCTCAACACGCTTTGCGTTAGGGTCACCTTTGATACCGTTGAATGGAAGCTTGATGATTTGACGTTCAACCCAGAAGTAAGGGTTCTTACTATCTGCGTCTGGCAATAGACGTAGTGAGGCTGTAGTGCCTTCGTCCATGTTCCAGTGAGGGTAGATTGAATTGTCTGATTGTTTCGGTGTGTTGTTACCGTTTGACTTGTTTTCTTGTGCCGCGATACGAGCACGAATTTCTGCTAATGATGCCATGATATTTTTCCTTATAAAATTGAGATGGTCTCTTTTAATATTCGACACTACCTATTAGTGTCTAACACAAGTGTAAGTATAGCAAATGCTTTCACTCATGTCAATAGTATTTATGCCTAATGTGGTAAACCTCACCTTTTAAGTGAGGTTTTTAAGAGTTCATTTACCCTTATCTGTTAATGATTCTTAGCATAGCAGCCAGATCATCATGACCTTCTTTGACTTTTTCTTTTTCTTTTTGTCTTTGGTCTAGTTCTTTACCGTATGCTTGTACTTTCTTACGGAAATCCTTTTCCTGTTCAGGAGTAGTTTCTCCTTTGGAAGTTGATTTACGAGCATCGTACTCACCAGTATCTACTTCAGTAACAACAGCTTGGTCATCAGTGTTGATAAAGTTTTCACCAACTAGATCGCCAATCTTTGCAGGACCACCAGTTGGACCCCATTGCCCTGCACGTTTCTGGTCAGCATCTAATTCCTCGTCAACCTTCTCAACATCACTGTGAGCCATACTTGGCTTACCGTTTTCAGGGTTGCGAACGCCGGCTCTCTTTTTCAAGTCTTTCAACAAGTCTTCGTCACTACCGTGACCTAATTTGTTTAATGCTTTTTGACCAACATCTTTAATCTTGTCAATGATACCTTCATCAACAGGGGAATCGGCTAAGCCACGCTCAACCTGTTTGATCCAACCGCTAACATCACTTGAACCAATTTCGTCAACATCACCTACAAAGTCAGCTACATCACCGATTGCGTTAGAGACTTTCTCTGGACCGTACTTTGATAATAAGTCTAGACGTTGCATTAAGATTCTACGTAGAATGGCACTAGCAACAGGACTATCAATATCGTCACCACCGTCTAATCTTCCTTCAGGAATACCTTGTGGGTTTAATGCAGTCTGACCACCGTCACCTTCTTCGGCTAATCCAAATGCTTTTAGATTGCCGGCTTCTGTTTTTTCATTGTGAGCTAGTGTTTCTGCGCCGGCAGCTTCGTTGATATCATCATCTACATCTTCTGCTCCGCCTTCACCTGCATCACCTGCAGTATCACCGTCGGTTTCTTCACTAGCTTCGCCACCATCGCCACCTTCAAGTAAGCTATCAGCCCACTCAGCTAGTTCTGTAACTTCAGTCATTTCACTAATGTTCTTAGAAAGTTTAGCTAAGATTGGCATTGCAGATTCAATGCGAGGATCAACTGTTTCTTGCACAAACAATTCGTTAACAGCAGTCGTATCACTATCGTCTTCCATCAATGATGGAGTCCATGATTCAAAGTATGCTTCGTATCCACGCTTACCAGACATACGTGATAATGTTTCACGCAATGAATTATAATGGTTTACACCTTCATTAATTAGTTTTTGACTAGATTCATTGAACTGACCATTACGTGTAGCACGAACAAAGCCTGCCATCTTTGAATATTCTTCAACTAAGCCTTTGATGTGTTGACCACGATCATCATAAGGTGTACCGCCTTCAGCAATGTGACGAGCATAAACACGTGCAATGCCAGGCTTTGTGGTGTTCAATAAGAAACGCTCACCATTTGCATTCTCTACGAAAATACGATTGATGTTACGGTAGCGTTGTTCACCTTCTTCAATCTTGCGTGAGTGTTCGATAACGATTTTAACTGAAGGTACAGCATCGCTATAACTAGCACTTTTACCCATTGGGTAATAACCCTCTGATACTCTTTCTTTCTTGTCCATATGTTCCCTTTGTGCCATGTCGGCTTCTAAATGATTCTCGTTGCGTAATTCAAAACTTAATTGTCTACGTTGTGCCCAGTTCTTAAGATGACTGATTAGTGCTGTCCAACTGTCAGAATAAGGTGTTCCTGATGTGTTGTCGCTTGGGCTACTAGATACACTATCACCGTAGTAAATCTTTAACTTTTTAGATCCGTCAATAGAAATCCAAA